CAGCGGCGGGGCAACTGTAACTGCCGTTAATATGAACCGCACAGTTGGGTCGCAAGCGCTCATCACCGGAACAGATAGCGGGCCAACAATGTCGGGAACGTTTGTGGGTGCTGAACGTTGGCACCCGCCGACTTCCGGCGCGGCCAACACATTCAATAAAGATGGGTCAATCATTCTCGGACTCGGTGACACGTTTGAAATCCGTTACGTCGGCACATCTACAACCGGCATTGCCGAAGCCCGCATTACATTCATGATGACAGATCAGTAATGACCGTAAGCGCAAACATAAGGGACGCCATGGACGGCAAGGCGATAGAGGTCGCCAAGTTTTGGAAGAATGGCCGCGTCAGGGATAAGGACGAGCGGTCAATAGCTGTGGCTGACCCGATGAAGGTTCACGGCACTTTCACCAGCATCGAGAGCACGGTAACGGAGACGGTAACGGTTGTTGAGCCAGAGCTTTCCGGCTCGCTGATCCTATCAGATATCATTCTAAGCACTGAGCGCCAGAACGGCGGGACTGTAACGATTCAATTCACAGACGGGACGGATACCGCCCTAATATACAAGGCATTCGCTAACGATGCCCCCACAAGCGTAGCCCTAGCGATCAGCGGGCGGCTACAGGGGTGGAAGGACGCAAGGGTCGAGCTAATCAACGTGGGCAATACAGACTGCTCTCTATTGGTAACCTACGTCAAAGTGCCCGACGCCTTCCCGTTCCAACAATGGGATGAATTGAGATAATGGCCAAATGCTGCAAAATGAATGCCGGAATGCTGAAAGAGCCTGTGACGTTTCAACGGGCCGCTAAGGTGAGCGACGGCGCTGGCGGATATACCGAGACGTGGGGAACCCTAGCCGGTGCTGCTGATAGGGCGGCTGTGAAGGCCGTTAGCGGGCGTGAGCGGTTCGCTAGTGACCGGATTGAGGCAACAACCAAGTGGCGCATCACGGTTCGTTACTTTACGGGCCTGCTGGAGAGTGACCGGGTTATTATCCGCACCAGAGCGTACAACATTCGTTTCATCAACAACATGGAACTTGAGGACCGCTGGCTAGAGATAGATCTGGATGGGGGCGTTGCAGTGTAATGGCTAAGGTTGAGCTAAAAATAGAAACTAGGGTTTGCCGGATTGTATCGGCTATCTCAGATAAAAATTGGACACATGGAGAGAAGCAGAAATTTCACGATGAATGGGATAGTCTAGTAAAACACGGTGCCGAAATGATAGATACTCAGTTTGTCGGCAGTAGGTTAGTGGCTTATCCGTCTCCTGACTTTACTATGCATTGCGCTAAATATGGGATTCATCCATGACGACCAGAATACACATCAAAGGAGGCGGGTTCCCCAAACTTCAATCATTAGTTGGCAAGATGGCAGAGGATGCAGAAATCGAAATATCCAAAGCATTGACGGCAACAGGTATAGAGCTTCGTAGCGACATACAGAAGCGCATTCGCAACGGGCCAGCAACTGGACGGATATACAGGCGGCGCAGCGTCACGCACCAAGCATCATCGCCAGGAGAGGCCCCAGCAAGCGATGCAGGGCGGCTACGCAATTCCATCACCTTCAAGAAAGAGGGCGCTAGAGCCGTTAAGGTCTTCTCTGTAGTTAAATATGCAAAATGGCTGGAGTTTGGAACCCGTAAGATAGCAAGACGCCCAGCATTCCACCCGGCGGCACAGGCTGCGGCCCCCAAGCTCAGGGCACGTATAGAGGCAGCAATTGCGAGGGCTATCCGATGAGGGGTAAGGAGCTACAAGAGGGAATCTATACGGCCCTCACTGGTGATGTAACGCTAATGGCGCTTATCACGGGCGTCTATGCGGATATTCAACAGCCAAACTTACCAGAGGATGCCAGCGCGTTTCCATATGTGGTGATCGGGCAGGACAACCTAGCCACGTTCGATACCAAAACGGACAACGGGGTCCAAGCGCTTGCGCAGATTGATGTGTGGTCGCGTCAAAATAACCTGACGGAAGCCAAGGACGTTGGCACCGCTGTTTATGATGTGCTGCAAAAAGGTAGCCTCACAATCACGGGCGCGCACCACATCCTAACGCGGGCTGTGGGGCAGGACTATTCGACAGATCCAGACGGGCACACCAAGCGGGGATTATTAACTTTCACTGTCCTCTATGACGAAATCTAGGAAGCGTTGCGCGGGGTTGCGCGGCGTGTTATAACGTAACAGACAACTAACGAGGTGACATCATGTCATTAGCTGGACGCAAAATACGAATTAACATTAGCCTTGATGGCGGATCGACATACACCGCCATTGAAGGTTCCACGTCGGACAACTTCGAGATCACCAAAGAGGGTATCTTGATCACCGACAAGGACGACCTTGGGGTGCAGACCTACATTGACGACGATATCGGAACGTGGGCCATTTCTGGCGGTTTTGAAGGCATCATCAAGGACACTGATCTGGTTGCCTTCATGAACGATACAACCCAGTTTACTTATGATGCTGAATTGATGATTGGCGCTCTGGGCACTTACACTGGGAAATTCGGAATCACTACACTATCCATCGAGGGCGCAGAGGGCACAGACCCCGCAACCATGACCGGTTCGCTTGTGTCATCAGGCTCCATCGCATTTGCATAAAGGAACGTTATGGGCATTTTTCGCGAGGCTTCTATCGCATGGGCGGGCACGACATATGACTTTGTTCCCGCCCTATCTCTTCTGCGCAGGATCGAGCGCGGGCGTCCAGGTGAAGGCCCTGTAAGCTTGATTGCGGTTGCACAAAGTGCCACATCTGGCGCGCCTTTGCTTCCCTTGATGTGCCAAATCATCACTGATGTTATGCACTACGCAGGAGCTACAAGCTTCACAGAGGACGATGTGTACCAAGAAGCTATGACTGGCAATGCATCAGCGGTCATTTCCTTATGGCACGAGATTTATACGGCTCTTAGCCCGGTGCCTAAAGAGCAAAAAAAAGCCGACGCCCCAGAGGAAAAGTAGAACCTTCTGAGGGCGACGGTTTAATAAAGTGGGATGTCCTGTATCTCTGCGCAAGAGGATGGGGCATCCAGCCTAGCGAGTTCTGGGCAATGACGATGAGCGAGTGGTACTGTGAATATGAGCTCCACGCTGAACAACAGGGTGAAGGCACATACGCCGGGAACCTAACGCGGGGCGACGTTGACGACCTGCTAGATGATCTTGAACTAACCGACGAGGAATGGTGGATAAAACATGGTGCTCCCGGTAGTTGAAGTAAAAATAACCGCAGACCCCACATCTGCCAAGAAGGGCTTGAAAGATGTTTCTGCGGCTATTTTGGCAGCAGACAAAGCGACAGACATATACGCTAAAGGGCTGAAGGAGCTTTCCCGTGCTGAAAGGTCCGGCCTTCTTTCCGCTAGGGCGCTTTCGAGGGGAATTGACCAGCTAGAATCTGAATACCTATCAGCATCACGGGCGGCTGCGAAACTTGGTGGCGGTACTGCTGCTATGGTTAGGCCTGCACAGCAGGCGGCAACGTCTGTCAAGAAACTAGGCAATCTTAGCCGTAATGCCAGATTCCAGATTCAAAATACAGCATTCCAACTCCAGGATATGGCCGTACAGTTGGAAATGGGTACAAGTGCATCTCGCGTTATGTCGCAACAGTTGCCGCAGCTTTTAGGCGGTTTTGGTGCCGTTGGCGCTGTTCTTGGTGTTTTGGCGGGCGTGGGCATCCCTGCTCTGGCTTTCGCTTTCGGAGATCTGAGCGATGAGATAGACGCTACTGACGTTGCGCTTGATAGTTTTGGGTCCACTGATTTGGGTTCAATACGGGGGTCTATTTCTGGGCTTGTCTCAATTCAAGAGTCCTACACTGACGCCGTAGAGGCAGGCGGTGCGGCATCAAGCCCAGCAGCGGCACTTGTGGTGGCTAACTCAGAAGCGGAGTTTAATGCACGGAAACGCGTTCTTGATATTGAAACTCAGCTATTGGCGATTCGAGGACAAGAACAGCGCGAGTCATTGAGGAATCTTCAAGACCAACAGACACAGAGGCGTCAGAATGCGCTAGATGTTGCTTCCACTCTGGGACAAGGTGCGACGGGCGCTGGCTCAGGTGGCCTTGGCGTTCCGCAACCGAGGTTTGACGTTGAGGCATTCGGCAAAACACTAGATGGGCGACTTGGTGAACTGGGTGAAAATCGTTTAGTTATCGAGAAGATAACCGCTGAATTGGAACTTTTGGGACTGGCAGAGGAAGAAGCCCGCGCTGTTCTAAACACAGAATTCGGTGAGATATCAACTGTTGATAGCGATGGTGGGGGTGGCGGTAAAGGCGCAGGCAAGCTCTCAACTTTGCTTGACAGCCTCAAAACAGAACGGACTCTGCTTGATGAGTGGAGGGCCGAAGGTCTTGAACGACTAAAAACTGCCGGTGAGGCAGAATTGGAGGCGCTTGGTGGCATCAATGCCGCTAAGTTACTGCTTGAGCAGGAGTATCAAGAGAAACTTGCAGTAATCCGTCAGAAGGAGCAGGACAGCACACTAAGCGGTTACGGCACTCTGTTCGGCAATCTGGCTTCTACATTCTCCAGCGGAAGCGGGAAGCTGCTGAAGATCAGCAAGGCGTTTTCAGTAGCTCAAGGCGCAATTAACAGCTATCGGGCATATACCGAGGTTCTGGCCGATCCGGCATTAATCGGACAGCCATTTCTGCGAACTGCTTTGGCAGCGTCAACGCTGGCGTCTGGTTTGGCGCAGGTGGCGAATATCAAGTCAGTGTCCACATCTGGCGGCGGCGGCGGCGGTGCAGGGGCTGGAGCGGCTGCGGCACCTGTAGCGGCGCAGTCACCGCTTAACGTTCGCCTTAGCGGTCTGGGGGCCGGTGACAGTATCACGGGCTCGCAATTGTCCGGTCTATTTGATAGGCTGCAGGACGAAGCCGGGGATAGAGGTTTGCAAGTGAGTTTCGCAACATGACCATAGTTTACTCAGCAACTAGAGCGTCTGACCTTTCAACGGCAGGTACAGAAAATAATCCCGCTGTCTTTTGGGAAAATCTAGCCACGGCAGCGAACGTAAGCAGCCTGACCGGAAGTGTTTCTGGGTTCCCGCCAGCTAGTGCGGTCACTGGAACGACCTACGACGCTTTCGTGCCGCTTGTGCCAGCCACATCTGCGGCGCTAGAGGTTGACTTGGGGTCTGCCACATCAGTTAGCTGCGGGGCAATATCCGCTCACAACTTAAGCAGCCTCGGGGCTATCACTCGGATTCAATATAGTGACGATTCGATATCGTGGTTTGATAGTGGCGCTGGCCCTGTGTCCCCTTCTGATGATCAAGCCATTGTGTGGAGGTTCCACGCGCAATCACATAGGTATTGGAGGCTTGAGATTAGCAGCATCCCAATGTCATCAGCGCCGGAAGTTAGCATATTTGTTCTTGGCGATGAGACGATCATAGGTCAAAGGATATACCAGGGCTATACACCTCCAATCACGCCAAACGTAGTTGAGTTGCAATCCAACGTTAGCGATGGGGGCAACCTTCTAGGCTCTACCCTAGTTCGCAAGGGGTCGCGTACATCAGCCGGATTAACTCATATCACTCCCGCATTCCTGCGGGGCACGACATGGGCGGACTTTCAGACGCATTTCAACGGCGGCGGCGGTTTCTTTTGGCTGTGGCGTCCAACCAAATATGGTGATGCTTTTTATGCATGGCGTGATGGCGGTGCGATATCACCCACTAACAGTGGGCCAAAGGACTATATGAGTTTCGACATGGGGATGCGCTTCTATGACCAACCTTAAGCGCGAGCTAATCCAGATCGTAGAGATTGACATAGAGAGATGCAGCCTGACCTATAGCAACTCGCCATGCACCGCCGTTCTGGGAACAACGGGCGTTCGTAAGTGCTATAACACATTTTTCACATGCCAAGACACTCCGAACTTTGACACAACGCCTGAAACGCTTCGTTTTGCCATGAACGTGGATGGACTGCCACGTGACGAGAGGATCTACCCATCCCTTGCCGCCCCTGTGACAACCAACCCCAGCGTGATAAATCTAGGCGGCGTGAGTGACAAGACCGGGCCGCTAGGCAAGCGCGCTCGAGTAACTGTTAGGCTGCAGGACTTCCAATATAGTGACATCTGGTTTGATCAATACCAATCAGAGCGCATTGATGGCACAGCACAGACTGACGAGGGCGGATATGACCCCGGCAAGCGCGGCACCTTCTTTGCAAAGCTAAGACGCCGGTTCCCATACTACGTCGGGCGTCCTTTGCGCGTTCTTGAGGGCGAGGTCGGGCAGGCTTTGTCAGCCATGCGGACAAGAAACTATGTCATATCTGAGTGGGAAGGGCCGGATGCGGCGGGCAACGTCACTATCATTGCTAAAGATGTTCTGGACCTAGCCGACAATAAGAAAGCGCTGGCTCCCGTCGCTTCAACGGGAAAGATCGCGGCTGACATTGCGGAAAGTGACCTATCTGTATTCGACCTAGAGCCAGCAGGCGTAGGGGCTGATTATGCGGCGTCTGGTCGGGCTTCGATGGGCTCTGAGGTGGTGACGTTCACTAGATCCACAGACACAATCACATTGACCGGAAGGGCGCTGGACGGCACCGCAGGGGCGGCGCACAGCGCGGGCGACCTGTTTCAGGAGGCATTCAGGGTTGAGGGCGTGGCAATTGCCGATGCAGTCTATGACCTCCTTGTCAATTATGCTGGCATTGATGCATCATTCATCACCCTGGCAGACTGGCAACTAGAGGGGG